CCCTTTTCTTTTTCAACCAGGGTAGCGGCCTGCTCGGCAATCCACGCCGCGGCTACCGACTCAGGTACGCTGACAGTGGTTTCGGCTGGCCAAACACTGCCGTCCCACACCCGCGCCTTGAGCATCTTGACTCTTACGGTCTTTTCGGTCATTGGACTACCTTCCTGCACTCCAGCACTAGTTCGCGTTTGGATCCATCGAAATCCAACGCGTTGAGTATGTCGTACACGTCAGATCCATGCTCCACTCGCATCTTAGGCACGATATCGATGCGATAGCGGATCTTGAACTTCGTGGTGACGCTGGCCGTCTCTCGGTTTGCTTCATTGTTTTCCTGGCCGCCCCAGTCCTGCTTTTCAGCCCAAACCGTGGCCACCGTAGAGCCTGTGCCCTTGCGGCCGCCAAAGGTATCGCGGCTCGCTTCGCCGGGCGGGTTCTTAATCGTGATGCGGTGACGATACTTTCCGATTTGATCTGTCATTAGAACCACACCACACGCTCGGCGATGAACGCGCCTCGAATGTCCACAGGCACGTTTTGGCTTTGCCGGTTCTCGTACCAATACGCCACCAACGCCAGGATTGCGTTCTGGATGTTATCTGGCACATTCGCAGCAGCATCACCGTATCCAGCCACGTACCGCACAGAGATGGCGCCTGACTCGAGCAGAGTGCTCGACGGCAGGGTGTTGAAGATGATCACGCCCGGCTCATTGCGGGTATCTGCAGCGTAGTCTGTCCAGGAATGCTCTACGCTATCGCCGTCCAGGTACTTGACCGACGTCACGCTTTGTAAGGGTGGGCGGTAAAGACGCAGACAATAACCAGATGGCCACTCGTCGAGCGTCATCTCCCACGTCTGCGTAATGAACGCCCGCCGCGCCAACTCCTCGCCCTTCTGCGTGGCAGCCTTGATCAGCGACGTGATGAGCGTATCCTCTGCTGTGTGATCCACGCGCAAATACAGCTTGGCCGTTTCCAGTGAAACGGGAGTAACCAGGGGGGCAGTAATTAGGCGCAGGTTCATGGGTCAGCTACTCGCTTCGAAACTTGAGACCCTGCACAGATGGAGGATGGCCACCTGCGCAGGGCGACTCACATGGTTATTCGTCTGCCTGGTCTTCGGCAGGCTTACGGCTTGCAGCCTTCTCGCGGCCGCGGCTGCCCGTGGCCTTCTCGACAACAGGCTTCGAGCGCGGAGCGGCCACTTCCTCGGCATATCCGCCAGCGATCAACACCCTGGCTTCCTTGTCGGGTACTTCGTAGGTCTTGCCAGCCTCGCGGACGCCGTTCGGGCCAGCCATCAACGTCTTCATTTCGATCCACATAATTCAGTTCTCCAGGCAGGGGGGCATTGCTGCCCCCCTCCAAATCGTCAGAGGCAGGCGTCTCTACGCCGTTCCCTCGGCAGGCGAGGCAAACGTTTCGGCGTCGATGGTCGCGCCCTGGGCAACAGGGGCCTTGCGCACGCTGCCATACAACAGGGCGTACACGTCTCCCGTCACGGTGGCCACGCCGCGCACGATCTGCGCATCCACGTAGCGCTTCGCGGGGCGCAGGATATCGATCAGGAACGAATCCCCGTTATCGCCAGGCGTGATCTTGGTATTCTCCAGGTCGGCGCCGTCGGACATGGCCGAGTTTTCGCCCTGGCGCGCCTTGGCAAAGTTGCCAGCGTCGACCGTGGCGATCGAGCCGAAGATCATCACACCCTCGAACCCCTGGGTATCGATGGTGTCGGTCGTCAGCGTGGTGGTACCGGAGACAGCGCCAGCCTTGACCTTGATCAGTTTCGTGTTTTTGGAAGCATTCATGGTTGCACCTCCTAGCCAGCAGCCAATTTGACGCGGATAAAGGCCTCCTCGAGCACGGGCATGGCGTCCGTTTCGAGACCCGCGTGGAAGCCGATCTGCCCAGTCGCGGCATAAAGCTCGACCAGGCGCTGGAATTCCATTTCCAGCGAATCGGCGATGTGATAGAACGAGAAGTCGCCCAGGATACCCACGTACTGGCTGGCAGTCATGGTGTTGGGAGCGTACTCGCTCATGTGGATGGGCAGGTTCAGCAGGCGGTCGGGCTCACCCGCGCGCACCGACTCGCGCCAGATGTAGTCGCCATTCACGCTGTTCTTGATCTTGGCGATGGTCTTGACCACGTCGCGGTGGAAGAGCCACTTGGCGGTCGGCCAGTACTGCGGTTTGAGCGAGTACTTGGCGTTGGTCAGGCCGTCGAAGGTGACAGCGGTGCTGGTGTTATCGGTCGAGACATCACGGTTCGTGCTGATGCCGTGCACCGAGGGAGTGAACACGCCGAGCGGGCGGCCTGAGCCGTGACCCGTCATGTAACTCTTCTCGAGCGTCACGCCGAACTTGACGCGGAAACGCTCGATGATCATGTTCTCGACATCCGGGCGCATGCGCAGCAGCTTGCGCGAAACCTTGATGCCCTTGCGGACAGGGTTGGTCTTGAGCTCACGCTTCCCGAAGGACATCGCGGTGTCGAGGGAGATCGTGGAGATTTCCGTTGTCCACTCGCCGTCGTCGGGATCCGCGTCGAGCGATACCTGGCCGAGGCTGTCCCCGCCAAGCACCGGGAACACCGTCGCCCAGCCGGGCTGGCGGAAGAACAGCATGTTGTCCACGGCCATCAGCAGCCGTGCCACGAAAGTGGCCGGTGGGGTCAGATACCCGCCAGAGGGATCGAGGCTGGACTGCAGGTCGCGGCGCTCGATCTGGGGCACCTGCATGCCGCGCAGGAAACCACGCCAGGCGCCGCCATATTGCGGGGTCATGCGGGCTTCGAAGCGGGCGCGGGCGCGGTCGTCGATCTCGGTGCCTTCCTGGCTGCGCAAACTGACGCTGGCCAGCACATCGCTGTATCGCGCCGGAATGCCTTCGAGGGTCTGCGCGGCGCGCTGCCCATTGGGGTTGCCCTCGTCGGGGTTGCTGCGCAGGGAAGCGCCATCGGTCTGAGCCATCTCAGCCTCGAGCGTTTCCAACTGCTCACGGCGGTCGATGTCGCCCTTCAGGCGGGCGGCCTCATCCATGAGCGCGTTGTAGCGGGTATCGTCTTCGGGACTCATCGCGCGCTTGGCCTTATCGGCTTCTTCCAGGACGGAGCGCGCCTGCGCGATGAGCTGGGCACGCTTGATTTTCAGTTCACGTACGGTCATTGGATCCTCCAAACACTTTGATTAAATTTCAACTTCGGCCAATTCCAGGCGGCGACGGAGCAGCGCCAAGCGATCCTTCGCCCGCTGTCCGTCATCGTCCTCGAGGTGACTCTCGGTCGGCGTCGAGGGGAACAGCTCATTGAGTTTGTCCATCACAGAGCGCACCAGCACCCGGTCGGCATCCGTAACGGCGCCGCGCTTCGAGCGCTCGATGGCCTGTGTCAGAACCAGATAATCGATTCCCGCTTCAGCCAGTGCGCTGCGCACAGCCACGTCGGTTTCCTGATACGCGGGGAATGTCACGGGCGAAACGTCGTAAAGCTTCACCTCGAACAATTTGCGAATGGGCAGATCGTTTTCCTGGTCGACCCATTCGGTACGCACGGCGTCGAAGGCAAACGACATCTGATCCACGTCGCCGCGGCGGATGGGCTCCAGCACCAGGTCGCTGATCAGTTGCGTGGTGGGCGCGTCGTCCTCGATCAACAGGCCCTGCGCATCCTCGCTCAGCCGCAGGGTGCCGCTTTTTGTTCGGCCGAGCACGTAGTTCAGATCGTGGTTCCACAGACAGCGCACATCCGCTTCCTGGATGGTTTTGCTGAATGCGCCAGGCATGATCACCTCGTAGAACGAGCGTCCGATCATGGTTGTCTTGTTGAACATGGCTGCGTGGCCGAGTATCTGCGGGGGCTTTTCGGCGCGCGTTTCGACGCGCATCCCCTCGACCGCGAACATGCGGCGCTGAATGCCTTCGGTTTCAGGAAATAAATATTTTTGCATAAGGACTCCTACTTTCCATACAACATGGGAAAAAGACGCAGAAGGACATCGATAACCAATGCAACGGCAATCGGGCTGCCCACCGCCCAGATGGCATTGCGCATCCCCTTGATCTCATCTCTGGCAGTGTCAGCCGCCTTTTGGGCATCGCCAATTTTTTCCACAAGGCCTTTTTCTTTGCCATCGCCGCGCAGCAGATCGTCATGTCCGTCAACCTTGCGGCCCAGGGCCTCGCGGGCCTTGCGTTCCTCGGCGATTCCATTGGCAAAGGCCGCAATCGTGCCTTTCATTTCAGCGAGTTGAATGTTCACACTCGCGACTTCTCCGCCAATCCCTTTGATCGCTTCCATGATGCGGGTTACCTGCGCTTCCGATAGGGTGATAGGATTCGGCATACGTTGTCCTCTCATTTTGCAGCCGTGATCAGGCACTCACACCCGTTGCAAAGCGGAGGATGGCCTGTGTCATGTTTCACCGAGAACGGAGCGTCCGCCCCCTCGGGTTGATACTCACTGCCAGCACGCAGGAAATACTCATCGATGCCGATCACCTGGTCGTGCAGGCCCGTGCAATACGCGCAGTTGTCACCCGCGCGCCACTTCAACTTCGAGAAACCAGCCATCACGTACACCAGACGGGCGGCCGCATTGTTCTCGCGGTTCGACTCCCACCTGGCGACCTCATCTGCGCGGCTGGCATGGTAGGTTTCGAGCGAGGCCTCCAGCGCCTGGGCGGGATCTGCCTGCCCAAACGCCTCCTGCGCTTGCTGGCGGATGTTAGCCAGGTTGATACCCACGTAGCGCGAGGCGAAGCTGGCCACGTAAGAGCGCGCGAAGCGCTCCAGGCTGTCGGCAAACTGTGCCGCGTCTGCGTTGACCTCATCACCCGCCACATCTGCCACGTTCTCAGCGTAGGCGGCCATCGTGGCGCTAAAAGACCGGCGCACAAACTCCTCATGCTTCTGGTAGTACAAGTCCAGCCACAAGTTGAACGTCTGCGCGTCCCGCTGGCCGAATGCCTTCTTTGCCGCCTCGAGCACGTCACGCGCTTCGCGTTTCACAATTCGCGCCGTCACATCGTGGAAAACCTTGCGCTGACTCAGCATCATGCGGCGCCGCGAGGCAGCCGAGCGGCTCGAACGCACTTCGAGATCATCAGCCGGTTCAGGCACGGCGCGGGCCTCGCCATTTACGCCTGGCATACGCACTTGTGAATTCGGGTCGGTTTTTCCCACGTTCGCGATGCTGTCCATGTTCAGACCGATGACATGCACGTCTCCACCCTCGTAGGTGTTCATATTTTCCTTCGAGAGCACATCGTTGGGGGTATAGATCGCGTTCTGGATGCCGCTCACGTACGCCTGCATGCGCTCGGTTATCGAAGCGCGCAGCAGCGCGTCCACCAGGTGCTCGGCAAAATATTCCTTGCGCTCGGCAGGTGTCAGCAGGGAGCGATATATTTCCTGTTCCCATCGCGTAAGCCACGGCTGCATGGTGTACTTGACAAAGCGCTCGCCGAATTGCTCCACGCTGGCATAGGTGGCAGAGGCCGAGTCCATCGCAAGCATGTCCAGCGACATGCCGTATAGCCGTGCAATCTCCGCCGTGCCATAGCCCAAAACCTGCAGGAGCTGGGCGTCGTTATTATCCACGCCGAGTTTTTCGACGGACAGCCCTTCCTCGAGGATGGCAACCCGATGGGATTTCTCCAGCCCCTTATGCTGGGCTTCCCAGTCGGCCTGGATGCGGTCATAGGCCTTATCAGAGAGCTCAGCCTCAGTCTTCAGCACGACTCCCGGCTCGGCGCCGTTGCTGAAGAAACGCGCAATATATTCCCGCGCCGCCATCGAGGTACCGATGGCGTTGCGCGCCGTCTGAACCGGCGACATGGCCCAGTAGCCCGTCTTGGAGATCCAGCGCACGTGCAGCACGCGTTCTGCAGGAATGCCCACAGCCTGCCCGCCTACAGACTGCGGCAGGCTATAAACGTAATACAGGCCCCGGCCGCGTCTCTCCAACTTAAGAACTTTGTCGGGGTTGAGCGGCCATAATCCCCGCACCCGGCCAGCGCCGTCGAACTCGATTTCCGAGAGGCCATTCCCACGCAGCGCCACGTGGCCCGTGACCGTCTGGCGATAGGTCATCGCGGTCATCTCAGGGTTGGGCATATCGTGCAAAATCTCATAGAGATAATGGTCGCGCGCCTTATCCTTGCCGCTCTTGGTACGGCGGTAGGTAATCAGCGGAAGCATGGCTTCCACATCCGAGATCAGCCGCACACAGGCCATGACGTCCATGTTGGTCAGGGCGACATCAGGCGTGATCGCGACTCCGCTGTGGGTATCCCAGCCGCCGGTCAGAAGGGAATGAAAATCGCCAGGCGGATCATTCGACGGGTGAAAGCGCTGCTGAAGGAGCTGGTGGGGAAGCATTACGATTTGCCTCGCTTGACGGAGCGCATGGCCAGATAGGTCAGGTAAAAACTGCTGGCCGTGCTGATCACGACCAGGATGCCCCCGAGAACCATGAGCGCCGTTGCCACAGAAACGCCCAGCGCGACTCCCAGGAACAAAATCACCAGCCCCGACCAGTAGGCCAGGGTGTTCTTGTCAGCGCTTTTGTACCAGGTGAGTAGTTGTGTCATGGCAAAACAAAAAGCGCCCGTCCCTGCCGAAGCAAGGACGGGCGCTCATCTCCGTTCGTTTGTCCCGGTCTACACCAGGACTGCATAAATTGTTGCGATTATTCTAGAATAGTTGTTCGAGTTTGTCAATAGGGACTTAAATAAAAAAGCCCCATCACTGGGGCTTCTTCAACGCTTCGATCTCGCTCCGCAACACGCGCATTCTGCGCTGTGGGTTAGGCTCACTAACCTCGATGTATTGTTTAAGCGATCCGCGCTTTGCCATGTTGGAGATACTCGCCACAGATCTGCCGCTGATCTCCGCAGCTGCGCTGATCGTAATCAGCTCATCGCCCTGGGACCAAACCAGGGCAGCCAAAACAATGCTGCCAAAATCGCTCTGCCAGAACTCAACAGGGATCGTGTAGGACGATTGTCCAGGAATGCCAAACAAACGCTCCACCAATCCCTGGACGCCCTCATACACCTCGCCCTGGTCCAGGTGCATTGTATCTCCACTGGCCGCGCGGACCATGTCCGCGATTGAATCAGCCACCAGCAGGCTGAGCAGGTCATCATCCGTCTGCGGCATTTCGCCCAAGTCAAACTCGATCCCGAAATGGTTGCGCATTTCCCAGGTCACATCATGCCAATATTCCCGCAGAAAGTCGGTCACAATTTTGCGAAACGGTTCTGGCACTTGCACAGGCTCAGACAATCTCATGCGTTGCATATCGTCCTCCAAAAAAAGATAGGGGACGGTGTCGCCACCGTCCCCATTGAATTACATGACCTTGACCAGGTCGTAGGGATAGAGTGATTCGGGCAGGCCAGTGGATTTGACGACCACCGCCTCGCAGGCCTCGAACTCATCCTGCTCATCATGCCTGCGTTTGTGGTCCGAGGGTTCCGCGGTCAGCCACACGATCTCAATCTCCACGCCAGGGTGGACAGCCAGCACCGCGTCGCGTTCGTCCAGCGCCTCGATGCTCGGGCAGGAGCGGGATTTCCAGCCCGCCTCATTTTCGATGTCCACAACATAGCCAGGGTACTCGCTGGCGGCGCGCTCGCGCCAGTACATGCGGCTGCAATCATGTCCAGCTGCGCAGGCCCGCTGGAGATGCTCGGAGCCATGCGCCTGCACCCAGGCTGTTTTCTCAGCCTCTTTAGCAGCCTTGGCCGCTTCGCGTTTGCGCTCGTTCTCGGCATGCTCGGCCTCCATCTCGGCGCGGCGCTCATCAGCCATCACATCATACTCGGCGCGCAGGGTGTTGTACTCGGTCAGATCGACAGCCAGGCGCTTACGATCATCAGCCTCGTAGGTGTTGAGCGAGACGCCACGGTCATCGATCACATGCCGCTCGATGCAATCGCGCAGGCGCAAGGTGGCAGCGTCGATGTCATTGCGGATGTGCTCCAGTTTGCGCGCATCGTAAACACTCCATATCTGGATGCGCTCAGCCTCCATACGCTGACAGTGTGCAACCATATCGTTGAGAGTGGGGATGCCTTCGAAGACCGCCCTGGTCAGGTAAGGCTTGTCCGATCCAACGTCCCAGCGCTTGAGTTCCAGAGCGGTGGCCGTACCAATCTGGTTCACGATGATCTGGCGCTGTTCGGGCGTGGCCTCGGCCATGTCCAACATGACGGACTGCTGGCTCTGGATCATCTCGCCCGTTTCCACAAAACGGGCCTTGACATAGGCGTCGCTCACGTAAAACATAAACTTCACGGTGCTCATGGTTTCTCCTTGCGGCACATGCCGCGGGGTAGTCGTCGCCTGCCTGCGCCCCACTCGGAGCGCTTACCCTGTGCCACCAGCAGATCGACATCCACAGGATTGATCTGGCCGCCCACTCGGCCAGACCATTATTTATGTTTTAGATATTCGACGCGGGCCTGAAACCGCCCGAGCTTTGCCCGCACCGTATCCAGGTCACGTAGGTCGCGCAGAATTGTCGAGCGATTGACGGCCTCCTCGTTCGGGCCTTTGAGAGCATCAGCGATGGCCTGGTACGACATCCCGTCCAGCAATCCCCGATTATCCAGTTCCATCAGGATTGCCAGCCGCGCGGCTTTGTCCAGGATCATCTCGTGTTTTTTATCGGTTGCCATAAGGTAGGCCCTGGCGGGTTATTGGCCCGCCAGGGCATTTTGATTTACAGTCCCAGCGCCTTGCGGACAGCTGTGATGTTGGAACGCTTGCCGTTGCGCGTGATCTGGCAGCGTTTATAGACGTTGTGGCAGGACTCGCTGTAATCAAAATCGATCACGATGCCAGCGGCGTCCAGAGCTTCTTTGTTGGCCGCGATGAAAGCTGCGACCTCACCGTTGCGGCGATCCTCGTTCGAGCGGCGTCCGCTCGCGTGGCTCGACGGGCTCCAGAAGTAAGTGTTGGCGGTCAGGATGTCAGGGATACGGACGGTGGTAGTGGTTTCGTTCATGATTTTCTCCTTGCGGCACTCGCCGCGGGGTTAGTCGGTCGCCACTCGGCGACCTTGACCAGGCTTATTCAGCGTCGGGCGGTCAGCTCCGAACGGACGGTGGTTTCATCCACCGTTTCGCCTTTTTTTATTTCCAGTCTCTCGTCAACCGCCAGGCCCGTTTTTTTCTGGACTACTGAGTGCTGTTGTTTATCGATAGAGGTATTGTAATTCAACTATATATAGTTATCAAGGGTAAAATGGCAACTATATATAACTAATTTCCGCCCGTTAAAATGTCACCGCCCGGCCTGAGGGGGGCAGGTCGGGCGGTGACTGGATTATTTTTGAATATACGTTCTATTTTGTCAATACCCAATTTTCAGCAGCATCTCTCCAACCTGGACGGCTTGTACCAGCATGAAGTTGAATTGCCTTAGGTACCAGACCTTTCTCCAATCGACCCGCTTTACCTCACTGGCCTCCTCGCCCAAACGCGCCACTTCAGAATAAGAACGCTGGAGCTTGTTCAGCTCCAGCGTGTAAACTTCCTGTGGGTTGGTGTTGTATTTAGCTGGCATATTCGCCTTCACTATGCAGCCTGTCACTGATATCCCGCAAGGTTTCCTCGATGCTGGCCAGGTCACCCACGTGGCCCCAGTTATGCCGTGGATGACATTTTTTATCGTGTGCCTCAATCCCTGCGGAAATCTGTTTAATCAGTCCTTGTATCCTGGCTTGGTGTTCCTCGTAGGCCTCAAGTGCGGTCTGTTTGGGCGGGTATATTTTCATCCTGGTCTCCTTGTTTGTGATGCCAACAGTAGGCCGCCGCTTCCCAAGGAAGTCAAGCCTTGGTCCCGCCAATCGATCGCATCCCGCGAGTCTCGTATACGCTCTTTTTCTCGGGATGCCGAAGAGCCAGGTCGAGCGCCATGAGTAGTGCTACAACACCGTCGATCTTCTCCCGGCTGCGCTGTTTATCCGGCTTGACATTGCCTGCTGGATCCACGCGCGCCACCACATTATCCATCATCCAGGTCAGCACGGGATTATTCCCATGCCTGAGCTTGTGCGCCAGGATCGTTTGCTCCAGCTCTTTCATCGGTGGCGACATGCTCTTATATCCCTGACCGAATTGCACCATTGTCATGCCCTTATTTTCGAGCACCTGCACAACGCGCGCAGCGCCCCAGCGGTCAAATGCAATCTGGTCAATATCGAACGCATCTGCATCCTTCTCGATCTGCTCGAATATCCAATCGTAGTCGATCACATTGCCAGGCGTAACATCGATGTAACCAGCATCAGCCCACTCCTTATATCTAACACCTGCGTCACGACTGCGAATCAGCAGATTATCCTCGGGGCACCAAAAACGGCAGACTGGGTATATCTCACCATCCTCGTCAAGGAAGATCATCACAAAGGCGGTCAGGTCATTGTTGCTCGATAGGTCGAGGCCTGCGTAACATACATGACCCTTGAGCATCTCAGGCAGCTTGAGCGCAGCAATGCCATCCTTGCCGCTGGCGCGCCAGTCATCCATTGGCGCCCACTTAACCTCGCCCTGCGTCCAGACGTTGAGTTCGCGGCGCAAAAAGTTGTTAAGCGCCGCGGCCATCTGTCCCGCACGCTTGGCCTTGACACGCAGATCCTCCAGATATTTCGAGACTCCCAGGTTGGGGTTGGACTTGATCCAGACCGATTCGTCGCGCCAGTCATCATCAACGTCGAGGGTATAGATGACGCCAAACCAGGAATCATCCTCGAAACTACCATCCTTCCAGCCTTCGAGCACCTTGCGCGTGTACTCGTGCTTTTCATAGCAGACACTCATGCGGTCAAAACCTGCCGTAGTGATCATGATGATCAACGGCTGTTCGCGCGAGCCTGTGGCGGTCTCCAGCAGTTCGAGCGTCTCGCGGGACTTGTGAGCGTGCAGCTCGTCGACGATGGCGCCGTGGACGTTCAATCCGTCCATGCTGTCTGAGTCACCTCCCAGCGGTTCGTACTTGCTGGCGGTTTCCTCGATGCTGAGATTGTCCTTGTGTATCTTGATGTACTTCTTGAGGAGCGGGTTTTTCCGCACCATGCGGATGGCTTCGACGTGGACAATGCGGGCCTGGTCGCGCTTGGTGGCGGCACTATATACCTCTGCGCCCGCTTCGCCATCTGCAAATGCCAGGTAGAGTCCCGAGCCTGCACTGTCTGTGGACTTGCCGTTCTTGCGGGCGACCTCGATATATGCTGACCGGAATCGCCTGGTCCCGTCCGTTTTCTTCCAGCCGAAGATGACCCAGTCTTTGAACTGCTGCCACGGTTCCAGGATCAGCCGCTCGCCCGCCCACTTGCCCTTTGAGTGTTTCAGCAACCCCTTAAAGCGCAGCTCGCGCTCGGCCGCTTCGCGGTCGAACCACAGGCCACGCTCATGTCCATGTTCCAAGTCGTAAAAGTGACGCTCGCACGCCAGGCGAACCCACCTGCAAGCTACAATTTTCCCGTCAACTACATCGCGCGCATACTGCTCGGCAGGATGTAATACCTCTTTTTTCTTCGCCATTTCACTACTTGCTTACCTTTGCTTTTGTGCCAAATAGCAGGCTCGCCATTTCGTCCTCTTCGCCTGGTGTCTCTACCTTCAACCTTGAACGGCTGCTTGGGGTCATCCCAAATTCAGCCGCGAACTTCACGATCTGATCCATCGATCTTTTCTTGATGGCCACCCAGGGATTCTGGTACATGCCGCCTTTATCGGAGACAATGACCGCGCCCTCCTCTTCAATCTGCGCCTCAGCATTTACCAGGTCGCCCCACGCTGTGCAGTACGCCACCAGCACCGCGCGGTCGATGCGCGCAAGGACACCGATGGCATGCAGCTCCTTGGTGACGCGCTTCCATTCAGTTTTCGCGTCCCCTTTAAGGTGTCGCGGACATTGCGGGACCGCGGATTTTGGCTTTGGCTCTTTATTATTGATAGCCCTTTTGCCAGGATTACCCGCCAGTTCCTTGACGGCGCTTGGAAGTGGCTTACGCCCACGCATATACCAAACCCCTTTCTGGTCTGTACCTTGTGCCTGTTTCCTTGGTTTTCTGCCTCGCAATCACGCCTACCCCCCCCTGCCTAATTTCGCGGACCCGCGCAAATAACTACCACGCCGGTCTATATCCACAGAGTTGTAGAGATTCAACCCCCCCTCCCCTTGCTGCCATCGTGCGCGGTCTTATAGTTGTGGCATCGCACGCATAGGGATTGATAGTTACTCTCATCATCTCGGCCTCCTTGGCTCAAGGGCTCTATATGGTCGACGATCGTTGCTTTTACTTGCCTTCCTGAATGAAATCCAAATGGGTTCACACACCACGGATGAAGTGACAACCATGCCGCTCGTTTCTTTTGCCACCGCACACCATATCCTCGCCGCGCTGCGCTTGGCCTGTTATCCAAACGTGGCAGTCGATGCTTATCACACCGACTGCCCTCATACACAAGCTCTGGGCATCCAGGCTCTGCACATGGATGCGGGGGACGTCGCGGCACTATCCGTCCGTTTTAGTGGTATGACTGAAGTTCAACAACGGAATGCGTGACGCTTTCAGGTCATCATATGTTGGCTTGGAGCCAGTCAACTGTACGACGAGGCCCAAGATGAACAGTAAAATTTCGGCAATCTGCCCAGCCATGCCGTCCAATACAGACAGAGCCAGTTGAGGCTGAAACACTCCGAAGATGACGAGGACGATAAACGCCAGTAAATTCAACCCAGCAGCCCACCTATTGGCCGTGTTATCGGGAGCAATGCCGAGCACCTTCAGAAACTGCACGATGATAGGCACAAGCTTTGACACGCCAAT